CCATAATGTTTCTTCAATTTGTGTGAAGTCCACTTCGAATAGTGGTTCCATACCAATACCAACTAATGAATTATTAAATCTATTCATGATGAAGTGTTTTATTCTTTCTTTTGGTATAAACTCTAGTTCCCCTTTTTCAAAAATCCAATCTAAAATATCACATTCAGACTTAAATGCTTTTTTACAAGCTGAGTAGATTAATTGGTTGAATTCTTCGTCAAACCATTCTGGATGTTCTGATTTGATGATATTAATAATCTCCGAGCCAAAATTACCGTGTATCTCTTCCTCTTTTGATGTAGCTTCAACAACATTAGAAATACCTTTGAATAAGTTTTTTTCTTTATTGAATGACATCATGATTAAGAATTGACTGAACAAACTAACGTGTTCAATAAATAATGAAAAAAGTAAAACCGATTTAGTATACATTTTATCATCAGTACTACGTGAACCAGCTAAATATTTATTCAAATACTTGATACGACCTTTAATAGCTGGAATATCAACAACTGTTTTGAACTCATCTTCCAACCCTAATATCATAAGGAGTTTAGCGTAAGCGTCTTTGTGTCTAACTTCCGATTCAGCAAATGTCATACCAACGTCACCTATCTCAGTAATTGGCATTCTCTTGTACATATCAGCCCAAAAAGTTTTAACACTCACTTCGATTTGAGCAATAGCTAACATAGTACGTTTAATCACTTCACGTTCTTCCTCAGTAATTTTTACCTTAAAGTCATTGATATCGGTTGTGAAGTTAAATTCAGAATCAATCCAATAAGAGTGTCTAATAGCGTCTTTATAAGCTAATAACTGTGGGTATTCGTATGGTAAAATGTTTACCCTAGGTTTAAAAATATCTCTATTCATTTTCTATTTATTTATTTAATTATTTTATTCCGTAATTGGTGGTGTCACTTCTTGGTCTTTATTTTTAAGTGCTTTAGCTCTTTTAATTCTATCACGAACTCTTTCCTCTTGTTTATCCTCTTGATTTTTTTCATAACCTAAGAACGATTCCGAAGTTGTTGTATCAATGAATACTGTCCCATTATCAAAAGTACAGTTTTCATATATTACACCATCTTTTCCAAACCTAGACTTTAGTACAGCTATTGTCGCTAAACCAGCTTCCTTTTGTGGTAGTGTTTTAGCTACAGAAATTATGAAGTGACCAATTTGTGCTCTTTTTATTGAACCCCCCATTTGGTCTCCTGTCACAACATCTGCTGATATCGAACTTCTATTACCTTGAACAGCTGTCCAACCCACCATATCATACTCAACTAACATTGTTTCAAAGGCTCTCATTACATTACCCTCACCATCCCATGATGCGTTGAATGATTTAACAGACTCAACACAATCGATGTAATCCAATATTAGTATGTCGGGTTTAACCCCCGTAGCAATTAGGTGTCGTATGTATGTCCTAATTGTATTCATTGTAACACCTTCTGATGTGAACTTTTTAATTATAAGTTGGTTTGGTCTATCTGTTCTTTCGTGAACTTGTTTAATGACATCCTCCTTATTTTCCGATAATTCACCAAGGTTAATACCTGTCCAACATGCCGCATGTTTACGTTGTATAACTTTCGGCATATCTTCAAATATTATTTGTAAAACATTATGTCCAGCGTTATAAGCTGAGTTGGCAATCTTTGTTAATACTGTGGTTTTACCCACTCCGTAAGGTGCTAAGACTACCGCTAGTTCACCTTTCGAAATACCCCCATCGGTTATCTCATCGATACCTGTAATCCCCGTAGGGATTGGGTTCCTGTAATCATCTTCTAACACCGACTCAAAGTCGTCTGAGATACTAACACCATCATCTTTTTCAGCTCCAACTGAAAGAGCTTCCTTTAGTATCTCAGCACACTTCTCGTAGTTATCAAAATCACCTTCATCAATAATCTCAGTAATTTGGTCATTTGCCTTCTTTAACTCCTGTTGTCTACAAAAATTAAGTGACTTTTCTTGAACCCAATTCCAATCAGAGACAACTAGGTCTCTGACTTCCTTGGTAATTGCGAATATGTAATCTTGTGTTACAGTATCCTTAATTTCCATTTTTAAGATTGTTTCTAATGTGTCCCACTCTGGTACCTTCTCAAATCGTTCATAATAATCTTTTATTGTTACTATAATCAATCTGAAGTACTCATTATCAAAATGTGGAGCGTGAATTATATCTATAATTCTTTCTGAAAACTTCTTGTTAGCTGGATGTAATATTTGATTTATTAAGGATTGTTGGAACTTGTGTCCCAAGAACCCTAATGTAACTTTTTTTCCCATACTTGTCCTGCTTTTATCTTTTATAATAAATAGAAATTACAATTCAATTCCGCTATATTCCACAGTAAAATATTCTTGTGAAAATGTGTTTTGTATTGTTGAAATAATCCCAGGGATTAATTTTCTAACATCAACACTGTACCTTACACGTTGTGGGTAAAGGTTTCCATTAAAAGATGTTTTGATAACTGGTTTGTCATCAATCTTAATTTCAAAATCAAAAATATCTTCTTTCTCAGAATTCTCTTTTTTGGTTAACTCAACGTCTTCCTGTGTTTGTACTTTATATTGATTGAATTGTTTGTAAAGGTAGTCCCTAGACTTATCCTTTAAATCATCTTGGATTGTTTGTACACACTCATCAATACACCATTTAAGGTCCATTGTGTTCTTAATATCTTTGTTATAATCTCTTATTGAAAAATATCTCTGACAAATGATATTTTTGTTAATGTACAATACGAATTCAAATTTTTTCATCTTTTTTAGTTTTTAAATGTTACTTTTGTTTTTTAAATTTTAACTTTTCTTTTTTGATTAATTTCATGAATGGTTCCATCCATGACACGTAACCATCGTGTCCACCAGGTATGTTGTACATGACACCATCCTCTAACATCATTTTCAAGACGTTCTTGTAATCCCTACCATCAGGGTCCATATTTAGGTTTATCACCATCTCAACACCCTCTTTAGCCTCATCAGGTAATAATGGGTTTAGTAGATTAATAATCTTATCATTAACTTCGTAAAAGTCACCTCTATGACTACCTTTAGACACACCGTTAACGATATTTTCTAAACATTTTAATGGTTTATCTCTTTCCCCTAATAACACTTTCGCTCGTTCTTTAATTTCATCAACTGTTACCGTTCTTTCTTTAATTTCGGGAAAATGTTCTAAAAGTGTGTTTTCTGTTACTAATGATATACCTTTAATAAAGTCTGATTTACATCCCTCAATTATTTTAACCATACCAGCGTTAGTGTAGTGGTGTTTAAAATACCAACTGTAATTACCGATACCAACAAGTTGTTTTTTATCAGCTAAGAACAATGACACCTCACTAGTAATCATTTGACATAAATCTCTGTCGTTAGTGTATATAATAACATCCTCACTCTTTTTCTTATTTAGAACGTAGTATGCCATTAAATCATCACTTTCACAATCAGGGTGTACATACTGTCTAATATATAAATCTTCGGCGTAAGTCTGTACCCTAATCTTCTGTTCTTCGAAAGATTTATCGAAAAAACTTGGTCGATTTCCTTTGTATTGTGGGTAATAGTCAAGACGTAGTGTTCCACCACGTTCACCATCCCACATAATAACTATTTTATCTATTTTTAATTCAACAACTAATTTACGGAGAGTAGCATAGAATTGGTAAAGTCCCCCTATGTGGTTTTCTTTATAGAACAAATGTTTTGCTCCAGTGTAAGCCCTTTTTAGGAGGACATTACCATCTATAACTAATGTTGTTGTTTTTTTGATTGGTCTACTCATTACTGTTAAACTTATGTGGTTTAACAATGGGTGTCTCATTTTCTACGTCATCAACCAATATATCATAGTCTTTTAATAACTTGATTATTGTTGGGTTATCATTATAAAGGTAACCCCTAAGGGCTTCCGTTATAATGGTGATACCCAAAGGTTCTTCATTTTGATGAAGGGGGTTCATGTTAATTAATTCAGATTTTAATTCTTCTAGTCTTTTTAAATCAATCTTCATTGTGTTTTTTATTGGTTAATAACTACTTACTCTGTGAACCTTATTGTTCACTTAACTCATTCAATTCAAAAACATCACCACCCATTACTTCTTTCCAATATTCAGCATATTCTTCTTTGTAACGTTTTATAGATTCGGGTGTATCCTCAATATACCCATGTGGTGTTGCTATAATCTTACCATCTTTATAACCCAAACCATTAACATGGTTTTTAAGAATAGAAATTTTTGTCTTCGTTGCGAAGGCTATTTTTCTACCATCTTTGGTTGCGTCAAGTTGTGATATACCTGAATTCTTTTGATTACCAAATAGAAATACTAAAGCTGAGTTCAACCAAATTGCTTCACCACCTTTAGCTTTAATCTTCGGTTGACCGAAAGGATTGTCAGGTAACTCAACCCAAGGTTGGTTAATCACAACCATTGTATTATCGTAAGGGTAATCATCTCGTTTAGAATTAGTAATTCTAGATGTTAATCCCATTCCGATTTTATCAGCTAACACTCTCGCGTTGTGCATTCCCCCACCTTTACCCTCAAAGGTCATCTGACAAGGTATTGAACCAACTGAGTCCCATAAGAAAAGATAACCTTTTAAAGGTTCCCCATTCGGTCCATCAGGCATCCCATCTTTTTCTTGGATATCTAATAACTGATTAATAAAATCTGTTATTTGTTCAATAGTTTGGAAGTCGTCATTAAATAGGAATGTCCCATCAATAACTTCTTCACCGTCTTCATTCTTAATCACTGTTGAATCTAAACCAAGATTTTTACAATAATCCCAAGACCACTTTCTTTCAGTAACAAGAAACACTGGTAAGTACCCTTGTTTCACAGCTGAAACAGCTGAACCGATTAAAGCAGTTGTCTTAGATGAATTGGAGTGACCAAGGAACATGTTGATGTTGTGCATCACTGGACCTGGTAACCCACTTGCTTTATGAAAAGCCTCACCTATGTCGAAAAACGCCGTTGGTTTATATTTTGTCTTACTACTATGTGTTTTCTTTAGTGAATCTAAAGAGAAACTTTTTTTCTTAATTGTTGGTTTTTTAGCCATATTTTATCTTAACCGTGTCTTAGAACGGCAATTCATCATCTTCATTATCGTCGTTAGACGTAGCCTCATTAGTAGTTGTTGTTTCTACCTCTGTTTTAACTTTCGGTGTTGGTGTTTGTTTTGAATATGTTGCTGTTGACTCTGTTTGGTCACCTTTAGCTACAAATTTTTGAAGACCCTTATCGTATTGTGGTGTATCACCATCAGCTATGATTTGTAAGTATTCAACAGGTTGTGCTTTATATATATCCTTCCAAGTTGTTTTGTCGGAAACCCAAGCTTTAGCTTTTACTTTGTCGTCAGTTAATAGTGAAACATCTTCAGCCATTATTGAAGTAATCTTAGTGTATTTTCTATCATCTCTACCTAAAATTATAATAAGGTCTCTACCTTCTCTTGGTAATGTTACGTCACCTTTTTTAGTGAAGATTGGAATTAACTTATCTAAAGCTCCATCACCTTTCCAGTTATGTGGGAATCTCCAAAACTTAACACCATCTTTTTCATTATCTCTATCGATAAGTCTAACAATGTAAAATTTCTTTGCTTTGAATTGTTTTGAAATCTTTTTGTCCTCATCAGACCCAGTTGATTTCAATTCTGATTCAATTTCACATAGTGGACACTCACCACCATCATTGTGTTTAGCACAATATAGTTTTCTCCATTTACCACCTACTTCGATACTGTGCCAATGACCTTCTTCAAAAGGTGACGCTCCGTCTGCTGTAGGCATAATTCGGATTGTTTGTTCACCTTCTTTTTCGTCATCTTCTAATCTAGTAGCGAAATACTTAGAAAAGTCAGGTGTGTTGTCGAAACTTGTTCCACCACCACCAGCTTTATTTTTTTCATACTGTTCCCTAATGGAATCTAAAATGTTACTCATACTTTTTACTGTTTTTTGTTTCTAATTAATAAATTTTCTTTGTTAAACTTGTTATAATTATAATGTAACTTTACTCAAAAGTATAGTCTTTTAGGCACCAAAAAAGGGTAAAAAACAATGTTTAATACCCTCTCATAGTTGTTTTTTAATTCTTAGTCAATACCTGGATTGAACGAATTTTTTATATCTAAATCATTATAATCAGTTAAATCTTCCTTAGTAATCTCAAACCTTTCCTCGTCATTTTCTGTTGCTTCGTAATTGTTAGTTGGGTCGGCAACTTTGTCGTTCCAATAGTCAGTAAGTTTCATACTATAAGGGAATGAATCTAATGACCGCATTTCTAATTTCTCATCAGGTGTTTTATTTGTATCCTCTATTTTAGAAACTTTAGCCATAATAGAATCCATTTTACCTAATTGTGCTTCTAGGTTTGAAAACTTATCCATTAAATCCTTAACATATGTATTAGTTTCTTGTGAAGATTGTACAGCTAAGTCAGCTGAAGCTTTAGCTTCATCCGATTTAGTAACTAATCCAGTTACATCAATTTCTTCAACATCATCATCTTCCATGTCACCCATTTCAATGTCATCAGCCGCACTAAACTCTCCAGCAGTTCCGAACTCGTCTTCCTCACCCTCAGGTTCCATTTCACCTTCATCACCAAAATCTTCACCACCTTCAACGTCACCACCCTCTTCAGGAGAACCTTCATCACCAAAATCGAAGTCATCATTTTCATCACCACCTTTTTCATCAGCTGCTGGTATTCCGTCAGCGAAGTCAAAATCACCACCTTCATCCTCTTGATTTTCATCTCCAGGTGCTTCGTTTAGTTTCTTTTTACCCTCAACAGAGTAACCCATTATTGAGTTAAATCTGTTTAAATCCTCTGATAGTTGTTTTTTGTTATTTTTCATTATTTAGATGTATATTCACTTAATAATTGTCTACCATCATTAGTGATGATTTTCTTATTTTCTCTTTGAACTATTTCTTGTGGGTCTTTAATTTCACATTCATTACCTTCACAATTTTTTGTGTCTAAAACGTTGTTTAACTTATCTTCTAAGTCTTTTTGTTTTTTTATATCTTTATTGTTCATAGTGTTGTTTCTATATAAATATCACCAACTCTATAAAAATACTTTAGTGATGTCAGATATCTCTAAGTTATCACCTTTAAGTAGTATTAATTTGTTTTCATACTTAGACCAATCAACCTGATAATCTTTATAGTTGATGTTACCTTTGGATAAACCTGATTCTTTTTCTATTAACCTATTTAAAGCATTAATCGTAAAAAAGGTTTTACTTTTTTTATGTATTTGGATTGTTTTAGGTAATTCTTTTTTTATGTCGAACCTTAAACCGATTTCGGTTTTAATTTTATAGGTTAACAAATAGGTGTCTAAAGTTAGGTTAAAGATAAACACCGTGTCACTACTAACATTGTGATTGTCTGATAGGTTTTGTAAAAATCTTTTTACATTTAATTTATTTACGAATGAGGCTAGTAATAGTGTTTTCTGTTGCATTTTTATATTCCAAATATGGAGTATACTTTATACCTAAATGTTTTAATTCCTCAGTGAATTTCTCTTCAAAATCATCACCAAATATTTTTAGGTTATCTTTAAGTGTCTTAATAACTAATTCTCTATCAAAATCAATGAAATCAATTAATTCTAAATCAATCATGTAGATATTATTATCCTTATAGATGTAAATGGTACTCTCCTGAAATAAATATCCAGTACCAGACGCTAAGTTAACTAAACGTGTACATAGTTGTTCTGTGTCGTGTATTTTATAAATTATTGGGTCTATGTTGTAGGTTGTTATACCCTTAACAAGGTCAATATAACATCTCTCCTTAAATTCTTTTAAATTTAATTCATATATACCCCTTTTTTCTTGTTTGGAGAATGTCCAGTAAAGTCCACCGAAACCATCTTTAGGTGGGTAAACCATTTTACTCAAAATATTAACACCACTATAGTGTTCCTTAACAACTTCCCAACCCACAATTAGTGTTGGTAGTCCCTTTATAGTGTGGTTATCAAAATGTTCGGTTGCAAGAAAGTCTGATATAGAAAGGCAATTAAAATATCTTTTATCAACTTCTTCATTACAATTAACAATATTCCCCACTATCATAACATAAATGTAGTGAGGAATATTTGATTTGTCAATATATGGTTTTAACTACCCGTTTGTGAATCAGTTTTGTCAGCTTTTGTTTTTTTATCTGATTTAGTATTAAATTTAGCTTGAATACCAGTCTCAATATCTATCGGGTTTTTGACTATGTCATTTAATTTAAATTTAGTTGGGTCCCACGTTACATTAACAGCGTTACAACCCGTAGATGTTGGGTTGTTTACCATGTAATCGTATATGGACGTACCAAGATACTCCCAATGCCACACTTCCCTAAAATTAGCACCAACGTTCGCGAAACCATAATTAGGTGAATTTTGATGTAACCACTCGTATTGGTCACTTCTCCATCTATCGTTTTTCCCCGTACAACGACTACTTTCAGTAGTATAACCACCATTTTTTGTTGTCCATTTAAAATCAATACCAATACCCCACCCATGATTTGATGTACCAACAGGAGCAGCTGTATTACCACATTTATTTAGTTTTACACCATTGGTATCCTTACAACCACCGTCATCGGACATATCCCATAATCTTTGTTGTGTTTCAATGGACCTTAACACACCGTCAATCATGAAGGTATGTTTAGTGTACCCACCTTTGTTTTGTATGAATGTATCTAAATCAGTTAACATTTGTATGAATGGTTCTTTCGCTTCACTAAGTATTTTTTTACATAACCCTGTAC